ATGGTTAAAGCTAGTTCGAAAATAATCTACAATCCCCAGCGCATCCGGAAGGATGGGACGGTACTTCTCTATTTGCGGGTAATCATTAATCGGGAGAAAAAAGATATTGATCTGAAAATACTGTGGCCATGCGAGCGATTCGATGTGAAAAACCAAAAATGTCTGCCCCGTGAAAAAAATGACCAACTATGTGAGGATTACAACCTCATTATAAAAAATGAACTGGCTAAAGCAACTGAGATTTTTGTGAAATTCAGGCTTAGGAGGCTAGACCTTACGCTTGACTTATTTTTAAGAGAATATCATTCCCAGATCAGCACAGAGGATTTTTATAAGTACTACAAGAAAAAAGTAAACCTAAGATATCGGGCTGGAGAAATAGCTGAACCCACCCGGAATAATCACCTCGGCACATTGCGAAAATTAAAGCAGTGGAAACCCAAACTTTCCTTTTTTGAATTGGATGCCAAGACGGCACAGAACTTCGATAGCTGGATGCTTCGAAAAACTCCCTGCAAATCTCTTAATGGCCGTGCATGCCACCATAAAAATTTTAAAAGCTATGTAAGAGCTGCTATTCAGCAGGATGAAATCCAATGCATCAATCCTTACCATTTTTTCAAAGCAAAAACGGAAATGGGCAGGTTTCAGCCGCTCACTAAAGATCAATTCCTTCAATTCTGGGATTATTATCAGGATCCATTGATCCACCCTACTCATCGGGCGGTACTCAGAGCATTCCTTTTCTGCTGTGTGACGGGGATGCGACATGGAGATGTCCGGAGGTTTAGTCTGGACTGGATCGATGGGGAGTTTTTTGATTTTATCCCGCATAAGACCAGGCGATGGGGAACCCGTGTCCGGATGCCAATCACCAAAGAGGCACTGGATCTGATTGCGGATGAGATCGACGAAATCGGAGACACCAAGATGTTCCGATATCCCAGCGAGCAGAAGCAGAATGATTTCATCAATGAGATTTCGGATCTGCTGGAAATCAAACAGAAGATCTGCTTCCAGATCGGACGGGAAACCTTCGCAACCTTATACATGGAGCATGACGGTAAACTAGAAGTACTTGCCAGCTTTATGGGACACACATCCACCAAGATGTCGGAGAAATATGTGAAGATCATGGATCAGCGAAGCAAAGCCGAAGGAATGCGAATCAGTAGATTTATGGTGAGAGATTAATCCCACAAACCTATCAAACGGTTCAAACATGGGCTTTAATCGATGTGCGAGGGGACTGAAGTAAAAAAGACTTCAAATAGCGTTTGAATCTGTTGGACATAAAAAATCCCGACTGCTTTCACAGCCGGGTTAAACCGAAAAATCACCTCACTCATTATCGATTGATCTTACTGTCGTTCTCGATCTCATTCAATACCTTAATTCCATCCATGATATCCCTAGGATCATTATAAACTCGCAATCGCTGTGGCCACTCCTGAAGAACCGTGATCATCATGTCTAATTTCATATTCATCTCTCCAAACTGCTCGATCATCGCTAAAGTCTGCTGAAGGTCAGCCGTGGCTGAGCTGTTTTGAGGGAGTTGTGGAGCTGGGGCAGTGGCACCACCGGTGGCAAATGGCGTGGCCTTGCGCCGCTCGGCCTCTAGGTAACCGAAGATATTTGCATACTTGGGAGATCTCATCATCCAGTTAGGACCCACCCACTCAGATCCTGCTTCTCCTATCACCCCAAAGGAAGCAGTACCCACGTGTCCACCACGGGCAAAACTCCCTACATTCCGAGCTGATTGACCGTTTGGCATAAACCAAGAACCACCGGCACCCATCACCATATCGATTACTTTTCCAGATCCAGTAGCTCCACCTGTGGCGTATTTCGTAGTACGTACCTTATTTACGGCGATAGCTGCTCTGCCTACTGCTATCCCTGTTTGCAATGCTCCGACAATAGGACCAGCTATGGGACCAAGTGTGGAAGCTCCAGCCCATATTGCTTGCACTTCCTTGATAGCCATCATAGTAATCTGACCGATTTCCACGGCCTTCATGGCATTTGCAAAAACTTTTCGTGCTTTCGACTCCTCACCTAACAAGTCCAAACCCAACTGCATCCAAGTACGAGCATTTTCAAAACCGAGCATTTGAATCTGGTTTTTGAAATCTTCCGCCCGCTGGGCTTCGGCAATTTTATTATCAGCGATATCCTTATCGATCTGGGCTATTGTGTTTTTGAGCTTCAGAGCCTGAATAGATTCTCCCTGACCTGTAGCTTCGAGCAAAGCCAGTTTTTCAGCTGCATACTCACGCTGGATCTGAAGTAAGGCTTCCTTTTTCCTCATTTCAGCATCCACCGCACCGATAAAAGCATTTTCCAAAAGCAAGGTTTCACGCTCTTGATCCTCCTCAAACTGCTCCAATTCTTTTTCGATATCCTCTTCTCGCTCAGCCTCCTTCAGCTCAGCTAGAGCCTCCCTGTTTTCCTGCCGCTTCAGCTCCTCCAATTCTGCAAACTGATCCCGTACAGCCTGTCGCTCTTCCTCGGTCAAGGTCTCATTCTCCAGAAGCTTCACTCTACGCTCTTCCATTTTCGCCAATTCCCGCTCCAATTCCACTTCCATCTTGGCTTCTTTCTTTGCCAATCCCTCATCCATCAGCGCGATACGGACATCTTCAATCTGTTTTTCCAGATCAAGAGTAGCTTTCAAATATTCTTTTCGAAGTGCGTCAAGGCGTTTTATATTTTCCTCTTCTTTCTTGCGAGCCTCATCAGATCGCTTCATGTTTTCGGCGTGGATTTCCTTGGAAACAGTATTCTCCAAAGCCTTTGCAGATGCTCTTTTCTTAGCTGCGGTGGCTTCAAACTGCGTTCTTTCTGCTTCTAGATTTGCTAACTCCTGATAACCTTCACGGCTAGTGTCATTGAAAGTCTGCTCCAGCTTCATTCGCTCAATCTTCAGATCCATGAAGTTTTGCTCTTGATCTAATAATTCATTCTGCGCATCCTGAGCATCTCGAGCAGCTTGCAATCTTTCTGCTTCAGAAAGCGACTGATCCTGTGCGATTTCTTTGGCCTCTTGGTACTTCTTATTCAGTTCTGCTCTCGATTTAGTGAGTTCAATTTCTGTCTCCTCTATCCGGATATTCATATCTGCCAGCTGTCCGCCCTGCTCTATTCCATCTTTGAAAGCTGAACCTATCTCCTCACCTGCCTGAAGTGCTCCCTTACCAATAGTCTTGAAACCAGACATCACATTGCCATGAAGCATTTCGCTGAGGCCTTTAAATACATTCCCACCAAGATTCTGCACTACGCCCTGAAGTTTCTCAAAAATCACCCGCATAGGTGTGAGCACCTTATTCACCTTGTCAATACCCGCCTGAGTAGTTGTGAGGTAGTTAATCAATGCTCCGAGTGCAATCACAACCAAGCCAATTCCAGTACTGGCAAGTGCAAGCTTGAAGAGGTTTGTAGACGCTGTCACCACCTTAATCATAGTATTAGCTTTGCCAAGAGAAGATGTGATCGTGGTGATGATACCACCAAATGGACTCATGGCCATGGCTTGCTTGGTCATATCTCCCAGAGCTGCGGTGGTACCTTTAGCTGTTTTGGTGGTGTCATCCAGACGCCCTTTCACTTCCTGGAACTTCTTTGATTTCTCTGCGAATGCTTCAGAAGTAGGATCCAGCTTTTTCATTTCCTGCCAGAGCACACGGGATGCTTTGGTCATTTGCTCCATAGAGGCATTGACCGAGGAGCCGTCGGCGATGATCTGTATTTTGCGCTGTTCTGTCTTGGATGCCATGATTTGCTGGATTTGGCATAAAAAAAGCCCCAATCAAGGGGCTTTCGGAGGACAGTTAAATCCAGCTGGCTATGGTTAATTATCAGTAATTCATATTGTTCATCAATTTTCGCTCAGCTGACGCCAAAAGCATAAATAACCTAAGTGTATTGGTATCGGGAATTTCGAACTGTATTCCGTAATCCATACACATCTCAATGATCTTAAAGTCTGGAAGATTAGGACAGGAGGCCGCGATATCAGCTCTTAATAATTGAATATCTGATTTTTTTTCATCTTCCATGCAATAAAGATAGTGTTTGCTACAAATATTGCAAATCTCAGACGAGCTGCAATGAATATTATATTTGATACAAAGGATGTAAAAATGGCAGCAATTACTTTAAGAAATATCCCGGATGAACTGCATAGAAAAGTAAAGCGAATGCAGTTGGACTATGAGGACAACGGAATCCGGAAGACATTGGAGGAAATTTATCTAGAGTTAATAAAAATTGGTTTAGAAAAAAAATAGATGGAATTACAAAATTTTACCCAAAATCCAATTATTGACTTTATTCTAAAATATGTAACTATTCCTACATTAATTTCAGCAATAGTTATTTTAATTAAATGGTATAGATCTAGAAAAAGAATAAAATTTCAAGTAGAACTTAAGGAAAGATTCTTAGCTCTTATTAATGAAAAAATTCTTAAATCTCCTATTATTGAAATCAATGTAATTAATGAATCTCCCAGTAAGGTAATTATTTTTCAATTTCTTAAGGTTTTTGTTTTTGATAAAGGAGAGAAAACCCCTATTTATAAGTTTGAAAAAAAAGAAAATTTCACTTTAGAACCTGAAAAACAACACTCATTTTCAGTTGATGCATCCTTAAATAATAACTATCAAATGTCGGATTTTAAAAATTATCAAATTGAAGTTGAATTAATTGATACCCTTGAAAAAAGCTACAAAAGTGGCATTATCAGTATTTAATTCTTAAAACCTAAACCTCAGCGTCCGGTCATAGCTCTTATTGACGTGTTGTGAGATCTCATCAGCGGCGACGCTAGCGTATAATTCACCGAGGCGGTGACGCATAGAAGCCAGTCCACGAGTCCAGTTCTTTTTTTTCCTCCCTCCTCCTACCAGCTTGGCGATAGCGCCATCATCCATGCCCTGACCACGGCCGACTGCCAGATCTGGGAAAATCCCATAGTAGAGATGTTCCACCTCGATCATCAGACCGTTTACCAGAACCTTTCCTCTGAAATCCATCTGCCCGAGTAGGTCACCAGTCACACCTATCCTGAGTTTCAGAAATCGCTCGCCCATTTCCTTCCTGCCTATCTCAGGAAACTCCTTGGCAAGAGCACGGATAGCAATTTTCTGGTGGATATTAAGAGCTGCTTCCATTACAATTTCACTGAATACAATTTCAAATTTGTCTTGATTCGATCGCCGTTTCCTTTGACGGAAATGGAAGCGTCGTATTCATCGACCACCCACTTGAGGTTATCGATCATTACTTTTCGCTCGGTGTCGAGCTGTAGGAGTTCTACCAGGTTGAGATCCACGGTACGCTCCATGTACTCGGTGTAGGACTTCCAGTCCATCCACTCCTGATAGCACCGGTTGATAATCCCATCTGTGCCAGACCAGCGCAGGGAAACCCCTGTGCGCATGTAGTGGCCTTGGGGATAGGCATTGCCCAGGCTGTCTGTCTGCATCCCATCAAATAGCATAAATCTAAGCCCACCCCTGCTATCCAAGTCAAGCTCGAAGGCTGGACCAGATCCCGCCTGATCCATCTGGGGAATAGTCCATTCTCCTCCCATAGGGCTATCTTCCGTGATCATCGTCAGCGGTGATGCGTTGGTCTCCACAAGTTCGGAGCCATTGCCCACACGGATATCCATCCATGCAGGATTATTCTGGGTGAGTTCGTCAGCCCCATCCTCACGCATCCAGAATCGGAAGCCGTCGTTTTGGTTGGGTTCGAGTTTGAAGCCTTTGTTTGCCCGATTATTAAAGTTGGTATAGCTCTGATCGTTGAGCCAGTCGGATATCCGGACGATCTCTACCAGTCGGGTGATTGGATTCACTTTATAAGTAATCCCAAAAGAAATAGCCACGTCGATCAGAAATGAACCGACGGACACGGGCGGGACGTGACTGTTATACGTGATGGTACCGGTGCGGTGATCGTAATTGTTTGGGATACATACGCGACGGATATTTTCATCTTGAGTCCATTCGCCAGAGATGCCGAAATAGCCCAGATCCTTAAAAATAGTATCCAGCACATATAGCAGAAAAGGAAATGGTGTGATGGTGTAGGCATCGCCGTCATCCGTTGGATTATAGAGTCGGCCGGCTCCTTCATTGTAAAGATTGACATAGCCGGAAAAGCCCGGATTCTTATCCCCGTAGAAGTTCGGATTCTTGACTGTGAAATACACATGATTAGCCGCTGGATAGATGTCCCCGACATTCATGTTGGAGACATCCGTTCCCAGATCCACTGCGGGAAGGGTTCTATTCTTGATACGGGATTCGATGTCTCCAGCATCAGAATGAAAGCTGAAATTGTACGCGCCGGAAAAGTCCCGGAGCTTCAGCGTACCGATCTTCCAAAGGAGATCTGCAAAACGAATCTGAACGTTTCCGTAGCTCTTCACCCGTCCAGTATTGGGAAGTAAGCTTGCAAATTGGAATATCCTTGCATTACTCCTGCTATCTAGTGCAGATACATTATAGACCTTTGGTCCATACAATTCGCCTGGTGTGACAAAGGGAGATTTGCCGCCAATGCTGAAGCTGGCGGAATCGTTGATATCAATCAATTCCTCATCTACCGTAATGCTGATCATAGCTCTGGTGTGTAGCGGCGAATCGGCGGATAGATAATATCCAATCCTATTTCGTCCAGATTCTCAAAATCATCCTGCGGGTCGAAGTCAAACTTCACCTTCACAGGCAAATAACCTGTGGCTGTCTGCTCATAGACTTTCTCGGAGATAGCCAGATCGATCAAGTACTTTCTCTGGTACCCGTTCAGTGTAGCTATCACCAGCTGACCGGTGAGCTGTCCCATCTTCGTCACGGTCTCCTCCTCCCGATCTGAATACAGGTAGCCCACCGGAAGATCTCTGGCAATAGAATCCTCTGAGGTACGCAGGGATTGTTTGCCCCTGCCAAAGCAAAGGACGTGATCCCATCCACCGAGGGAATTCAGAAATAAGAGTTTTCGATAATACCTCTTGGCTCCATAGACTTCGAAGGTTCGCTTTTCTGAAAGTTCTGTTTCTCCTGAGAAAAGCTGAAGGTCATATTTAGCAATAGTCTTGGTAGGATTCAGCGTCTGCAATCCAAGCTGGGCAATACCCGCAGGAAAGCGATAGACCTCGAAAGGTTCTGTAGAAAGCACTGATTTGACATCTTCGGATGTACTGGTATTGTCAGTATAATAGACAGTGGCTTTTAAAGTGAGATTAGGATATACCTGATTGTTTACAACAAAATGAAGATAGCTATGCTGATCTGTGGCGATCGGAGCGGTATGCGGCACCCAACTTAGGAATGGCTTTTGGACATCGAGATAGGAGTCAAAGAAGGTTTGCTTTGCAAATTCCTGCTCTGAAAGCCCGCCAAATAGCACATAGAAAGTTTCATTCGTGGTGGTGTCGTCTGGCTCCGGGGGGGTGCCGTACTTTTCAAAATAGGAAAGATAGAATCGCTTGAATGCTTCGGCTACCTGAACGACATTGGTATGGCCAAATTCAGGGACATAGGAGTCCAGAAAGGAATTCAAAACCTGCTCCACATTGAAATCCGTGGTACCATCCACGCGGGAAGGCTGCTCAGCACTGTATTTCAGATTGAAAGAATCGGACTGATATATATCTTCAAGATAGACTTGGCATACAAAAGAAAGATTGTCCTTCCCTACCATGCTGGACGTGGCAAGCTTAAGCCAGATCGGATTTTTGGATAAGAAGAATTTGAAATCCTGAATGACTATGGTAGTTATCTGCTGGCATCCGTTCGCATCGGTGACAGTGAAAGAATAGACACCGTTTGGAATGTTCGTCCGATCCTTAAGCACTACACCGTCAGACCAGAGGTAAGTAAAGGGAGCCGTGCCGCCCGTGATTACGTTAGTAATGTTTTTCCCTGTCTTATTCACCGTAATTGTGATCTGGGCAGGTGAAGTAACCTCTATGGTGAATAGCCTGGAGCATCCGGCAGAATCCGTAACAGTGACCTGATAAGATCCCGCTGTGAGGCTGGTTCTGTTCTGTGCGCTGGATCCATCAGACCATGAAAAAGAATAGCCGGATCCGGAACCTCCTGAAGGAGCTGTGGCAATAGCGCCGGAAGATCCGCCGAAGCAGGCGATAGGAGTTATGGTAGGATTCAGCTGGATCTGCGATGGCTGACTTAGTACAATACCGGAAAGTACCACTTCAGCCATTGCTCCATCTCTGACCGTGACTGAGTACGTCCCCGCAGGAAGGCCTGACCTGTAAGGGGAATCGGGGCCTCCGTCTGACCATTCGTAGGTATGTCCACCAGATCCTCCCAATGCCTCAATAGTAATAGCTCCAGTAGGCAATCCAAAACATGACACATTCACAATATCGGTGACTGATGCTGTGAGTGAACCCCCTATAACCTGAGTCTCTGCCTGATCCGAAAGACTGTAATTTCTAGTTTCTCTTGAAAAAGGCTCCGCAATTTGCTCGAAGCAGGGATTATCATAGAATACATGGTTGGATGTTCCTATTGGCATTACCAGGTTGATAGGGAAGGTATTGCCATCCGTTCCGTACGCAGTGACGATTTCTATGTCTACCAGAAACCGAATATTAAGCTCAAACGGGAGTGCTTCTGAAAGCTCTACGGTGATCGTTTTAACCCCAACCTGATGTCCGGACTCGTCGCCAACAGAAGTAATAACACAAGATCCCATTGATGCATCTACATCAACGCTTCCCGGGATACCTCCATATATATAGTTGTAAGTTTTAACAGCCATCAGTCAAACAGTTCAGGGTCAAAAGCATCTGTATTGAGTTGGAAAGCGACTTCATTTGGGATGCTGATGGTAAAATAGAACTTGGTGCCTGCGAGGCTATCCACTCCGAGATTAGAGATTTTCTCCATCATGGTATCATTCCATTCAAACCAGCCTTCCTGTGGTGCATCGTCATAGTAGGCAGCCAGAAAAGAAACGATATCGGTTCCGATGGCTTCGGTACGGTCGAATATTTCATCCTGCTGATCCCAGTTTTCCTTTTGCATACGCTCCAAAATAAAGAACTCACCTTGGATCACTTTGCGCTTGGCATCCTGAGAATCGTTTGCATCGGCTTTAGCCTGGTAGGCATTCAGAAGGAGCGCGGGAAAGTTCAGTTTATTCTTAAGGGATTTGATAAATTCCTTAATATCCTCACTGGCCAATATCGGATGTGCGGATAGATTCATCCGTACAAAGTGAACTTCCTCCGGTGTATGATGGATAAGCTTATGATGCGTGGCCATCGTCCGGAAGAAATTGGTGTAGGTGGTATGGGAGTTGATTAGCATGGTTATTTAAATAAAATCCAAGAGAAAGGAATAAATATCTCATAGAGTGGTCTGGAGTAATATCTTTTCCACCAGACGATCATCCCTATCGTATCAACCCATAGCAGTGAACTGATTAAAATCATCATCACATTCTTGATTTACGTTTCATTGAATCTTCTTTCTGTTTCTGGTACTCCTCATCCTTCAGCGTGACTTCCATCTGAAGCATAAGCTTGTACATGTAAGTCCGCTGGGTATCTCGGTGATTACCAAAGACAGTTCCGCTAAGTTTGAGAATCGTTTCCTGCCAGCCGAAAGACTCTGGTCCTTCGCCTTTGGCAGAGAATACCCGCTCGAATACATCTTCCCATTCTTTTCGACAGCCAGTCCACCAGAGTATGACGGCAAGTTTGGTGTCTCGTGGGATCTTCTGAATTAGTGGTAGACGGTGCTTTTCCGATCCCTCGGAATATGCTATCCTAGGGTCACGCTTATTATCCAGCTCATTAACTGGAAGTACCCTTTCACGAAAGAGGATAGCGATAAATCTATCCAGTGCCTGGTCGCTGGATTCCCTGCGAAATTCAAGGTATGCGTCATCCGCCTCTGTCCATTCGTCAGCAGTGAGGGTTTCGAAGTTTCCGACAGGGCCATAGAGGGTTTTTCCTGCGAAATATCCGATGGTGATGGATTCGATTTTGTTCTGTGTGAGTTCGTTTTCATCTTCTAGGAACTGTATAAATGGATAGAGGTCTATGATGCGTTCTCCAAGTGCAAGCATCTGGATAAGGTTGAGTCTAGTAAGCACCATCAGAGCTTTGATGCGAAACTCGTAGACGCTGTCAAAGCTGGAATGCAGTAAGCCCGCCAACGGGATGAGCTGCTTTTGTGTGAGCTCGTTCCATTTGGCAGGCAGATTGACGCGGATGCGCCGTGTCAGTCCGAAGAGGACTGGAAATATGATTTCCAGTTTTCGGGACATGATTAGTTACCTCGCTGTGGGATAGCTATGGCTTTGAGATCCTTTAGTTTTACTTTGAATTCTCCTCCGGATGTAGGTGAAGGTGACAATGAATTATCCTGTCCGCCGGATAATATGGCAGGCTTGATAATGTGATAGCCCGCATCATGCTTCAGCGAGGAAGGAATAATGGTGATCTCCATATCTTGCTTGTCAGAATTGATGGCCACGGTATGGTTCACGTCCTTAAGCTTGAATTCTCCATGCACTTCGTCATAGCCCTGATAGAAATCAGCAGTGGTGGTAGCTACATTTTTGACGGTGTCACGGACGGCAATTGTTTTCCCTACTTGGCAGGAAGTGGCCAGAAAGCCAAAAACAGCGATAACTAAGAGTAATTTTTTCATAATGAAGGAGTTTGATTGTGAATAAATATGAACCCCTAGTTACTTCCTCTTGAAAAAATACCAGAGGACAGCCAAAACCACGATGGCAATTGCCAATCCTGCCCCTATCCAAGGGATGAGTGATGGGGTTTTGGTGATATCTTTTAGCTTTTCCGATTGTGAATATGACGCTGTGCGTTCTTCCAGTTTCTCTCCTCTTCCCGTCGAGTCCTTCTGGATGAGTTGGGAGGTATTGGAGCTGTTGACAGTGGTATTTGTACGGGTTTCGGAAGTGTGGCTTCTGATAGTGGGTGCATAACCGGTGGCGCGGATGGCACCGTCTGGGGAGATGTCAATGCTAGTAAGGCTATCGAACTTGATATCAAAAATCCCGTCCCGATGAATCCTATTGCCATAGGCTTCGATGGCAGATATGGTGAGGCGGTTACTACTTGAAGTTTGCGTTTCATGAGTTTGGACGGATGTAGTTGTGGAATCACTCTGAGTTGATGACTGAGAGATGTTCTTTTGCACCTTGCACGAAAGCACGGTGAAGAATAGGCATGCGGTCAGTATGAATCGGAAGTGATTCATGAGAAATAGAGATTTGCTTCAGCGGTACGACGGCGTAGCAATCCCTTTTCGAAAGATGTTCCTTTCGATATCCACTCCTTGAAAAGCTTCTCGATTACTGGAAGGTCAGGATTGAGATTGATGGTTTTCAAAAGTGTGGACGGCTCTCCGTTCTTTAGCACAATCAAACCATCCTTATACTTTGACCCGTGCCCAACATTATACAAGGCAGAGACGAAAGCCGAGAACTGGTTTTCGTTCACGTTGGAAGTAATGGATCTTCTGGCCATGTCCTCAAATCGGCTAAGAATGTTTTGAAACAGTGCATCCGCCCGATCCTTTGTGATCATATCACCTTCCCGGACTTTGGATCCGTCCTCATAGAATGTATTGCCCCAACCGATAGTCCAGACACCAGCCGGACACTTGTAGGCTTTGAGTTTGCATGATTCGAATTCATGAAGGATTGCTATCCCAGCTTTGTTGGTTTTCATTGGCTAATAATTAAGTGCTGGATGATTTCCTTGAAGAAGGAGAGTAGCTCCACGAACTGCTCAGAAGGCAGGGCCACTACTGATATTATTCCAAGAATAATGAAGAATACTGCCCAGAAGGTCAGACGTCTCCTTTCGGTCTTTTCCATGATCTATAAGCTTCAATCCATTTAGGACATTTGTCAAATACTAAGTCTATTAGTTTCACCAATGCAGTCAGCGAAAAGATGATTGCTGAAAGGGTAGAAATCATACTCAGCTGAGATTCATCAGCTGCGGCCTGTGCTATTTTTGAGCTGACAAAACCCACTATAGAAAGTGCCATTGTCCAGTCCCAAGAGTCAATTTTATCCATCATTATGCTCTGTATATTTTCCGCTCACACGGTTTAAGTGATTCTTCTTCTATTCTTGCCTTGAGTGTCTTGGAATAATTGTTTGATCCAAACCACAGCGGATAAACTGTAGCTGAGGCATTAGCATTTAGGTGTTCTTTCATATTGGAGAGGTAGAATCCACCACGACCGCGAAGTCCCCAGGCTTTCTTTTCCATGAGACTTATATCGGCTTGCTTGGAAGTCCGGGCATCTCCTGCCAGCTCCAGCTGGTTTACTGAGACACCGGTATTCGAAACTTCCACTGGTAGTTTGGTAATCGCTTCCTCAATCGTAAGCTTCGCAATGGCGGGACGGAGATATTTATCAAGCAAAGTCTTGTTTGCTTCACTGAGATTGTCCGCTTTCAGCTGGTCCATTATCTCGGTGTAGAGCGAATCCGGAAGAGATGCGCTGATCGTCTGCTCCTGAATGTCCATCATAATCGGGCGAAGTGCCTGGAATGTCAGTGAGGAACCTTGGATCCCTTCGCCTGCAGCTTCGAATTCTACTGCGGAACGGATCATCAAGCCATCTTTGATCCCGTAATATTGGGAGTCAAGCCACTCCGGATAGTCCTGCTCGTAGGTTTCAAGAATCAGAAGGAAGGAATCGATAGCCTTGAAACCTCGGTCGGCAGCTACAGCACGGAATCGCATTACCTGTCCACCGTAGGCAGATTTTTCATTGGTTGTTTCCGTTCGCATGATCCCAGAATCTGACACAAGTACTTCTATCTCTGGTCCTGCCTTGTACACTGCTAAACAGGCATGGGCAGCAATCACATAAGGAGCGATCTTGGCGAGGCGTGGGGTGTAATTGTTTGCATCCTTAGCGGCGATGATCTCAGCAAGCAAATCCGATCCTAGGTAGAAGGTGAGATCTTGCATCTCCACTTCATTGAGCGAAGGAAGCAGAGTTTGGATGTCCAATCCGTTGCCCACACGGATATGATCCTGAACTTCTGAGATTGTCTTTACTAGATTTGCCATTAGGATGATTGCTGTTGAGGTTCGACCATAGGAGATTTAGAAGGAGGCACAGCAAAACCACTTGCATTCAGTGAGTTTTTGAATTTGTATTTGAAGTTTGGCCAGCCGTTGTATTGTCCTATCCATGTCAGCGGCTCAAGAATCAAGTCCTGATGTGCTTTGATGGTGTCCACATAGATGTTGAAAGCCACCCGCTTGTCAGATCCGGAACCTGCTCCGAGCTTTGAGCCTGGTTGCGAGCCGATGATTGCAGGATCCATTGAAAGTGCATAGAGCAAATGTGAGCTGGCTTCGTTTGAATCTTCGATGTACATGCCATCCTTGATTTTATTGTCGACCGCTTCCACCTTCCATCCTTGATATTCTTTTTGATGCGCAGGATCAGAAATGAAAGTGACCATCATAGATGCACCGGCATTGTCATCGCCTTTGAAGAATTTCTCAAAGTTGTCAATCTCCAGATCCATGATTTCCTTTCTCTTCTCTGGAGTCATTTTAGCAAAGCCCGGATGCTTCCACTCCCACCACCAGGAAGGAACCTGAATCAGATTCTTCAGTGTGATCTGATTCTTCATAAGAGCCTTTTTGAATTTGGGAATAGACTGAGCCACATCGAGCCAACCGGACTCACGCGCAGAGTTCCAATCCACTAATGGATAATGAACCTCGTCCTCTGTGGGATATGCAAGCGGATAGATGTATTTGAATTTGTTAGTATCCTTATACATCTCAGGATCCGCATAAATATCTATGAGTGGAATCGTCTCCACATACTCGGACTCGGTTGATTGAATAGTTTCCCAATCGGCACAGACAAATCCGTTCTGGATGAATCCTGATTTGTCAGGCTTCTGAAATCGGAAGTGGGCAGTCTTATAGCAGGAAATAGAATAAACCTCGGAGTGATCAGCGGTGAAGATCAAGCGAGGTACTGCGAAATAAAAGTGGTAGAAGTTCCGAAGAGATTCAATTCCATATCGATGGATCTTCGATCGCTGAAAGAAGGCTTCTACCTTCTCATCATATGCACGGATGAAAGTTGGTTCACCTCCTTCTACTGCCGGCTTCTCAAATCCATATACGATTTCATCGTAAGCGATCTCTGCTTTCTTCTGTAGCGTAGGACCGATGATGGTATTCTTTCGAATCTCACGTAGGACTCTTTGCGGAAAGCAATTATCAATTCCCCATGGCACAATCTCAGAAGTCGCGTTGGATTTTTGTACCGGTACCTTGATTGGGTTGTGGGCTTTCGAGTCAACGGTTTGGAAAACGTTTCCAGTTGCTTTGGAGTAAAGCACATCCAGACTTACGCCTTGTATAGTGGTCTCTGACATTAGTAGAATACTTTTTTACCGTTGAAATATTCGAGAAGTCGGATATGAAACTTCCGTATCATTCCATTTTGTAGCCTCACATTTCGTGTGGCGTACTCGTAGTGGTTTGCTCGTTTGTTGAATGGAGTTCGTGCAGGCTCAGGCATTTCAAACCCTGCTTTGTCGGCGGCATTTTGATTGAAGCTGAGCACCACATTTTCCAGTGTTATGATATCACCACCGCTGTCTCTACTTTGATCACAGGTCACAAAAACGATAGAGAAAGGTTTGTCTCCTTTCATTTCATTCATCGCATCTGACAGGTGGATTACATTCATGACCGAATTTCGTCAGAGGCTCTAAGCATATAGAGGACAGTGAAAACCCAGTTTTTTTCAACTTATTTTCATCTGCAAACCAAAAATTAATAACAGATTGATTTATAGATTTTTATAAAATTTTCATTCCTCACCTACTGCAAAATCTCAAGATCGATCCTGCCATGATCTGTGGGAGATTGGCAATTGCCATCATAAAAAAAAGGATATACGAATGGCCTCGCATATCCCTTGGATTGATCAAACAATTAAAATTATTAGTGCCCGATGTATGGTGGCATCACCGAGAAAGGATCTCTAACTACACCGGTTAAATTGTAGTCAGCTGTATCACTTAGGTGGGTGGCCTCCTCTTGTGGTATCAAAGCATTACGCTCTGATGCTTTATTCTTCTCTATACCATTGCGCCCTTCCTTAGCTGGTGCATTCTGCATAGAAATAAAGGTCTCATTACAATTGTCCAGGTTGAACTCTACTAATGGCAATGAAGGATCAACCGGCTTACCTTTCTTAGCATTGCTCGTATTCTGCAGAACCTTTGCCCATAGTAAGTATCTGTCCATCTGGCTGAGTGGTACAGACTCATAACTTAAGTGAACTATCCATCCCCTTGCCTCTAGGATCTTAGCGAACTGATCTGCATAAGTGAGTTTACTGTTTGCATGCGTGACATTGCCATCATGACCATAAGACATGAATACTTCCTTCTTATTATGGTGGTGATAGTAATCACAGAAGTCATTAGCCAGAGTGTCCAGTATCTCACCCTTCACATAGAGATTCTTAAGGAAACGCAGTGTGTTAATGCTTAGAAGATATTGTGTGACTGTGAGGCTATTGATATGGCTACCCCAATCAACTGCAATCCTTAACGGCTGACCTCCTACCAAATCACTGTCCATCCTACAATCAGGCTTCTTAATAGCCTCTGAATTAGTAGGCTGTGCACTAATAAACCCCTGGTCAAACTTATTGGAATACCCGTGATCTGTACGGTTAAGCAGAAAATAAAAGCCTGATTCTATGCCTTCTGGAAACCAATTGAGCATTTCGACCATGAAAATGAAGTCCAAAAGCGTCCTTCTCATTTCCTTGATATATGCCCAACCCACATTCTCGATATTGTCGAAAACATCAGCCTCCATATACAGGAAGCCATTCTTATTCTTGTACCATCGCAGTTTTCGCTTAAGCTCCAGAATTTGAGTCCATAATTCCGCCATTCTGGACTTATCCGGACAATCAACCAACTCCTTTTCCTTCTCTACTATCTGCTGGCGAATAGCCCGGAAATTATACCCATCATCCTCATAGTATTTACCAGAATCAAGCATCCACTTGAATTCATGGCCATAGCCCATGGATGAGAAAAAGAAGCTTCCATGATGAAAAGGGATATGCTTGAAATACCGCATATTTCCTCTATTCGTAGGAGCCACTTCGGAGTCCATTTTTTCCTTATTGATCTCCAAGGCCTCATCACCCAAATAGCCATCTATGGAAAGCCCCCTAATTGTGGATCCACCTCCATCCAGAGAAACCAAATGAAAAAAAGCCCCATTCTTAAAAATGATGCAATGATCATAATCTAAAGGAGGCGAAATAGGGCTGTCAAATCGAAAATTCTTAGGAGGTCGCTTTCTGACGAAAAAATCCCGATCCTGCTTATAGCCAAAAACATTCTCAAGAGTCGAAATAGTAGTTGGAAGTGTTCTGGTCAATAATTGCTTATAGGATTTACCGACAATCGCCCAACTGGATCTCGGCATCCATTTCACGATCATGTGAATTAACCAGGCTATCAAAAAAGATTTTCCCGTTCCCCTCGACCATACATTTTTGGAGGAGAACGGTTTGAGCACCTGAAAGAGCTGTTGTGGTTTATTGAAAACCGTTTGTTTGGCTTTCAGCATCAGTCTTCGCTCACATTTTTAGCCTCTTCCACGATCTGCATGAATTTCGAAGTCTCAATCTCCTGACCTTGTACCGCATCGATCACCTCATGAGCGATATCTTCCGGCAGATCTTCATAATCGTCCAAATCAATCGTTCGAGGTGCCTGACCTTCTATTCCCGTCTGGATGATCAGCACAAAGCGTGAGGTAGGTGTGTCCAGATCTCCCACATCAGATATATTATGCAGATCCTTTCGTATTTCACGCATTTCAGAGATTGCCCGGTTCATCTCTTTCACATTCCTTTGCTGAGCGGCTAGCTGGAAGGTTTTCATTGCATATTCAGACAGAAGCACGAGCGAAGCATGATAAGGCACCTCATTCAGGTTACCCCAAATGCGTGTCGCATTTTTCAAGTCGTACCAGGCAGTACGTTCTGAAATTGCTCCTATATCTGGATCCTCTGCACACATTTTTACATGAGCCGTCACCGCTTGCGAGGCAGAATGATAATTGAGAAGCAGATTCCAGATCTTCAGCCACCGGCGCATGATTTTATCATCTCCTTTGTGAAGCTCTTCCTTCTCAATCTTGGAAATCATGAAGGCCGCAATGCGATCTTCCGGAGTATCCATTTTTACTTCAATCTTCCCCTTGTGCTGTGGGAATAGCTGCTCTTTCGACATTGTCCGTGATTTCTTTGATTTCTTCTGAAGTGAGTTCTATGCCGTTTAGCCGGATTGACCACCTCTTACCATTTTTTTCCATCCATTTGATCCACCGGGTGATTTCGACATCCACATAGCATGGATCCAGCTCATTCCCATATACAACCCGGTGCATTTGCTCTCCTGCTATCAGTGTGGATCCAGAACCTAGAAACGGATCTGCCACGATATCCCCTATTTTGGAATTGTTGGCAATTGGCCTTCTCATGCATTCGATGGGCTTTTGGGTACCATGGCCTGTTTGGCCCTCCTCTTCCTGGACTGATCTGGCAGAAAGATTCTTGATATCCCAAACTGTATTTTGATCTCTCGAACCTTGCCAATTGTGAGATTTACCTTTTTTCACGCCGTACCAGCACGGCTCATGCTTCCAGTGATAATCACCTCGGCTCATGGCCTGAGTTTGTTTATTCCAGATGATCTGGGCAACCAACTTATACCCGCAATCGATAAGATTCTGAGCTACCGTCTGAGCATGGAGGCCACCGTGCCACACGTAGATTACCTGTGCATCAAAAAGCGCATAGACCACTTGCCAATCCGCGATATCATCATTTTTGACTTTACCTGTGGATTTGATTTTTCCTCCATTTGCTCTTATCCTCCAGTTAGGATCATAATTCACTCCATACGGTGGATCCGTTACGACAAGTACTGGTTTTTCTCCATTGAGCAATCTTTCTACCACTTCGGCTTCCCTACTATCTCCACAAATCACCCGGTGAACCATTCCTACACCGGAAATCAGCTCATACAAATCACCCTCTTTGGTAATGGCTTCTTTTGGTAAAATCGACTCGAATCCATCTTCAGAATCCTCATCCAGTCCCAAGGCCTTGTTCATTTCATCCAAAGCAAGCTGCTCCACCTTTCCAAAATCAAAAGCTTCCAGATTGATCATGGAACCTAGCTCTCCTAGATCCAAATCAAAATCCGCTAAATGATCCATTACTCCAGTTGCCGTCAGACTTGCATATGTAGCAGAATGAAGGAGTACGATTCGGCCAGCTTCTTTCCTGTCAGCACAATCAATAAAGTAGCATGTGAGCAGATCTGGGATCTCTATCAGCTTTTCCTTCTCGATCTTTTCCAGAGCCATTTTCATATGATGGCCATCTAGTATCCAGATTTCTCCGGATGGATCTTGCCATATATGGAAACCACGGATCAGCCCATTCTTTACCAATGATTCTACCAGTTTATCTATGTTGATCGGAGCTTTTAAATTTTCAGACTGTAGCCATTTTAAAGACCGCCAATCTACTTTCTCGGCCTTAAGTACTTTATCCTGTAACTTCATAATTCATCAATTTTAGTCTTTCCTCAATACCCAAATTCTGCCGCTCTCTTCGCTTCACTTCCCCTGCCTTATTCTCACGCTTGCGGTTTTTGGTGATGTATGCCAGGTTATTGTTAATCTGCTGATGCAGTTCCCAGGCATTAACCGGAATGTCCATTTCTGGAAGTTCATTCTCAGCCTCACCAGCTGGCAATTCCCCATGATCATACCAGCGGTCTAGCTTGGTACCAATTGCCAAAATCGCCTTGGCTATCTTAAGCCTGTCCGACTTGGATGTCTGGTAAAAAAGTGTCTCATGCAACTGGCTCCGCTTGCGGATCAGATCCAAAACAGGTTTGGGTGTAATTGCTTTGACTTCGACTTCGCTCAGCCTGACTGTCTCTCCGAGCGGAGTCGAGGAGTGCTCTTTTGGTACCAGATCATTCAGAGCCTTTTCAAGTTTCGACTTGGTGAAGCTGGTTTCTGGAAGGGCAAAAATTGTCAGCAATACAGGATCTGCACCGTACTTTTTGTATAGCGCAATTCCCTCCTGATAATCTTGGTTTTCTAGCCACTTGGCAATTTCCTCCATAAGCCAAACCTACACCATGGCAATTGCCAACTAGAGGACATAAAAAAACCAGCCCTAACGAGCTGGTTTTAACCTCAATCAAAAAACCCTAGTAGTTATTTTTTGTCAGTAGCTTTTTTAGCTACCAAATACTTTCCGGCTTCCGCCAGTTTTTTCGCATCAACCAAACTGATCTTAGTTAGATCGTAGGTTCCTTGAGCTTTGCCCTTGCTGATCATAACGGTAGTCGGTACGATGATCGAATCGTATTCTTTAGCCACATCAGCGGGCAAACTTGGTTTCTTAAGTTTATTTTCCATTATACTTCTGGATCTGGTACAACAGCTGGGTGATACACGATATCACCTTCATAGAAATACGGCTTCCCGTAATTAGATATCGTGGCAGTCACTCCCTGATATCCACCATCCACTCTACCAGAACCAAAGCTGAACATTACTTCAGCTTCCAGTCCATCCTCTCCCATCTGGATCCACTCGCCAGCAAGCGTCTGCTGAAGTACGATCCAATCCCCGTTTTTACGGGACTGGAAAAACTCAACAATCTCAGCGGTTAAGCCCGGATGTTGAGCCACGAGCGAGGGATTATTTGTTCGGGATTCACGCTCTCCCACATTTTCGGCAGTCAGCTCAGCTGTAGCCAACGTGGAATGAAAAGGCACAAAACCAAATCCTTCTACAAACTCGTGAGATTCAGTAATCCGAAGCGAATCGCCCGGATTAGTGAATGGAGCTACAGGAGCTTTAAGCCCTGTATTTGCAACAAACCAATCGCGCTCGGCGATCAGGATGTTTTTTCTTAAGCCGGGAGCATTGTCCCGGATCTTGTTTTTCTTCAGTGATTCAAAGCCCATTACTTGCCTCCTATCTCTCTAAGAGCTGCTGAATTGATATTCAGAAGCTCAGTAACCAACTCAGGGTTGGACTCCAAAACTTTCTGATCAACCTCTATGCGCTCACCCTTGAAATTGTGAATGAATTTCTTGATTCTCAATTCTATTTGCTTTTTGCCTGACTTGAATACAGGACGCTTCCCAAGGCTCTTCACCTCAGAATCTTTAGCCTCTAGTGCTTCATTCAGTTCCTTGATCACGTCATTGAGGGAAGCAATCTGACTGTTTAGACCTTCGATCTCCTCTGCATGTGAATCCTTCAGTGATTGGATATCAGCCTCCGAGTCACTTTTCAATGAATCTGACAAATCAATCGCTTTTTTCTCGGCTTCCTGAGACTTTTTCAAGTCAGCCGAAAGCTTCTTATTATCTTCCTGAACTGCTTTCAAAAGCTCCTCAGGAGTTGGTTCTTTTTTCTCTGCCATGATATGGAATAGATTATAATGGAAAATAGGGGCTTATTCAGCCCCTTTCTATTTTATGGTTCAGGAGTAAGATCCTGGTCATTGGTGAATACCAGCTCAGGTATCACGAAACCTACACCGGAACTCCAGTCAGAATACATTTTGACCAATCGGTCCACATTCTCCACGCGAACGGCATTCATGTTCTGGCTTTTCTTCACCAGACGGATTGCGTTGCTCTTAGGAGTACACCAGATTTTATTTGAGCTTCCGTGAGAAGGAGCTGAGAAAATCGTCAAATTGGTCAGATCCACTGCACCGTTTTTGTTTTCGCTATAGTTGGTATCCTTGCCATACTCTTTTCTATAGCCCCTGAAAAATCTTCGAACCAGCGTAGGATTCATCACCAACTGCATCGGGATAGTCCAATACTTCTGATTGATGTTATCACCAAACTGCTCGATGTAGGCCAAGAAATCCAAAGGATCAGTAGGAACAGTACCAGTGATGATCGGTGTGATTCTGGAAGAATCTACCCCATCATTAATGATTTTCTTGATACCATTCATTGTGGTACCTGCGGCACCTGGAGTACCAGGGGTAGGAGCTGTATAGACACCGTTGTAGATCTCATTCATCTCGTAGTCTTCCTTCGCCTGTGGAAGCAATTCCACTTCGATGAACCAGCGGACGAATGGCCACTCTTTACGGTCAAGCGAGCTGTCCGTCAACCATCCCAACCAAGTTGCTTCCAGATCATCCGGATAGTCTTGGTAATCGATTTTCATTTTGTAGTTCTGGATTGCTACAGGGAGAAAAGTCAACGCTGATAATGGTGTCCATGCTTTTTGGAACGGCTGTAAAACCCGTGTCATACGAGTTTCCGAAGCTCTCCAAAGTGTGTCATCTGTCACAATCGTGGTAAATGCCCCCTCAGTGATACTCTTCTGATTAAGCTGCTTTACCAGTCTTGACATATTGGAGTCCGACTTGATGTAGTAGGCTCCAAATTCGGCTATAATTGCTGAAATATCCATTTATAGATAGTTGATTAGTTGAACAATGGATTTGAGTCCAAGGCTGCATTGTGCGGTAATGCTGCGATCTCAGCGGCTGTTTGCTCATCTGCTGATAATTCAGTATTCCCACCCTCTGCTTTATCCTTTTTAGGAGGCGTATGGGCGGCACCGGCTTGTTTACCGAACTTGTCGGCCTTAGCCTGGAAGTCATCTCTTTCGCCCTCGGCCTTGGCCTGGGCATCTTGTGCGGTCTTGAGATCAGATTTGAGCTGAGCGATTTCGGCTTTCAAGTCCGAAATGCTCTGATTGGCAGTCGTTAAACTGGCATTCAGCTGCTCCAATCTTTCTTCAGTCACCATTGGCGCCTCTTCTTCAGAGGCAACGGCTCCAAACCCGATAGATCCGAGTATGGCAGCCCATGCTGATTTGAATTTCATGGTTTGTGTATTAGTTGTTTGTGATTGATTTGATGCAGTTTCAGGAGCAGGCTTTGCTTGGCTCATTTCTTCCAATCTGGCCAAAGCCTCCTCATAGGATCCGATCTTGTCGATCAATCCAATTTCAATAGCTTGCTCGGCCATGTAGGTAGTGCCCTTAAATGGATCTCCTGCTTTGAGATTGATTTTGGCACCTCTCATTTCTTTGACAGAGCTGATAAACTCACCAGCAAGCTTATTGAGAACTTCCTCTTTAATAGGCTTGTAATTGCCCTTAATTACCTCGTGGTAAAGCTTGTTTTTCTCCGAGCTTTGATCTGCATAGACCTCGTGGATCTTAATGCCTAGCTCCTCATACCTTTTAGAGTAGTCAGCCCATTGCGCATATACACCAATAGAGCCAATGATATCCGTCTTCTGAGAAGCCCAGATTTCATCTGCTCCGGCAAGTGGCCAATATCCGGCAGAAGCTGCCATTCCATCATCCACAAAACCCAAAACTGGTTTGGTGGAATTGTAAACAGCTTGTGCCATGGTGGCGGTACCATCTACCTGACCTCCCGGGCTATCTACCTTGAAAAGTATGTTTTTGATATTGGGATTAGCATTTGCCTGTTTGAAAAAATTGGCAATACGTTCTGATGAAGCTTCCCCACAGTATCCGCCATATTTCATAACAGGACCGGTGAGATTGATCAGAGCCGTAGCTCCTTCTGGAATATTTGGATCAGAAAAGTCCCGAAAGTAAGAAGCCTGATAAGTGGATCCAGACTTAAGAACTACTTGGCATTTTTTACGCTCTTCGAAGTCATCATCATCGTGGTACCCCATCGCACCAGGTAACCCACCTATGGGTTTTCCCTCTAGGAGATTGAGTGCAATAGGAATAAGAGCCTCAGCTTCTGACGGCTCAATAAACCATTTACCTGAAAAGATTGCTCGGACGAGTTGAATATTCACCTTCTATCATTATTTGATGATATGAAGGTAATTCGAGAGTTTTAGGAGCTAGAGGACAGTGGAAAAGAGCCTACAATTGGATTGCTTCAAGCTCCGGGGAGGTGGGGATTTCTATCGCACCGGAGAGCCAGGCAGATTCTTCCACGTGAAGCAAGACGGCTGGCATGCGGAGCTTTGTATTATGGATCTCACGCATGATGCCCTCGGCTTCCCGTGTGATTATGGTGAAGGTGGGAATAAGTTCACCTGTGGATTTGTCAAGCCAATGAGAGTAGAGACCGGCAAATGAAAAATAATCCACTCCTTTTTCCCATATCTTATGTTTTTGCTTTTGCTTGCCTTTTGGATCCAGCCACTTCCATTCGTAGAACCCAGTAGCCAAGATAATGCAACGGTTCTTGGTGTAGGATCGAAATGAGGGCTTTTCATGAATGGTTTCTATCCTGGCATTCAGCGTGTTTTTTTGAAAGGAACTATCCTTGGCCCAGTGGGGCAACAAACCCCACTGGTAGAATTGTACATCTTCCGGTTTTTTATCAGTGACTACTGGAACATATGGATGAGTAAACCCATTCTGATCACCAGGAGTAAACCTAGACGGTGTATCTGGATAGCGGTAGCGCCCGGCAATGTTTGGGGCGGGATCTTCGATCTGGTAATTATAGCACATCCTTAGGCAGGATTTCCCTCCCTCAACCATACTTCATCCCCATCAATCCTATCCACCACCATCACATCGTTTTCCAAGACACTCTGTGCAATTTCCCATTCATCAGGATCTGTTATGAACCGTTCAAAATCAATTTTAAAGATCTCTCCATCATCAGGGATTTCAAAAAACATGGGAACCTTGAATGTGATTTCAGGATCTGTCGGCATATGGATTGTAGTATTACCCAGTATCTCATCATTCACTTCAAATTTTACTGTCATTTCCCTTGCCTCTGTGATAGCCCTTTTACAAGCGTCAAACTCGTCTCTTGCCCAGCAAAATACAATATAATCGCCTGAGTCTTCATAAATAATTCTAACATGATTCCCATGAAATCTCGGGTCATCCTCAGCAGGTTTTTTAATTTTTTCCACTTCAACCACCTGAAAATTTTGCTTGACATTGATTTGATATGCCTTTAATCCCTTTTCTTTATCTCCATATTTAGGGTTTAACGGAAGCTTCATGCTTAAAAGCAGAGTATGCTCATAAGCAAAATGAAAATGTTCGGCAAACTCCTTAAAATGCTTCTTCTTAGAAAACACCCCTTCAATCCTAAATGCAGGAATTGTACCTTTTGCTTGAATGTCAATAGTTCTTAATTCGCCTGTATATGCTATTATGATATTTTCGCTCATGATTTTGATAGTTTGAGTAACAATTGAATTTTATCAATTTTGGGAATATTATCATAATTTCAAAATGAAGATACCAATTGTCAGAGGAAGAAAAATTACTCAAGGCAAGACTTAAAGACTTAGAAAGTCGGGTTGTTGCCAAACTGGAAAAAATAAAGTATTCCGAAGGTTGGGATGAAAGGAAGAAAATTGGTCACGAAATCAGAATGATCATACTCTCAGCTGTTTCGAATATTTAAGCAGGCCGAAAAGAGAATTTAAATACTGATCTTGAAAAACTAACTGCATTAGGCATGAAAGTCAACTCCTAAATTATATGCATCAGCGTGTCTAGAATAATCGTCTTCACCAGATCATTAGTAATGGTATTGTAAGCAACTCCATTCAGTTTGGTGTTGTACTGTATCAAGTCAATGGTGATATCGGTAGAAGTGTCTGGATAGATTGTAGCAATCCCTTCTGCATTCGTGGTAGCCATTTCATTTCCTCCTATATTGTGCACCGTGACGGTGACATTAGATAAAGGGATCTGGCGATAGCTCACTACCCTGATGTATCGGGTATTGTCGGGCAACTGCTCAGCTATACCACGAAGCCCAACAGGAGAAGTATATATTCTTCTGCTAGTAGTTTTCTGTTCTGAAATACCTTCCAAACCCATTATACGTAACTTCTAAGGTTTGTCAGCCGAATTTTCACCTGTCTCCAACGTGCGTTCATACCATTTCCAGCTATTCCAATGGATTCTGGATTACCATTACCATAATAATTACCCATACTACCATGTATCGTAGGTTTAATATTCCACTCCATGATATACCAAGCGCCTGGAGTCGTCCCTAAACTTACACTATCGTTATCCCATTGTGATTCCAAAGTAGGTTTTGCAATCGACTGTGAGGTACGGAAGGCATAAAGCAATCGATTAGGTTTTAATCCAGGCGTAGATAATGGTATGTAAGATGTAGGAAAAATATCAGGCACATTATTATTTCCCACAGTACCGCCTACCTCAGAACCATCAAAAGCCAATAAGGAGTCGATGAATATTGCTTGCACTTCGGTGATTGTATCTGTCTTATATGTGATAATCACCTCCCCATCATTCTCCCCAGACTCTATAATGTAATTTGAAGGATTAGTGTTATCTATCCTAGCAGTTTCAATAGTCACATCTGAAGAAATTGAGTTCACTCCTATATATCGAGCAGGTTTTACGCCTCCAATGAAACCATATGTACTAGACCTTTTAAGTAAATCCGAATCTGGTTCTACTAGCTTATTCTCTATATCAATAAATTTAGGATCACCTGCAAAATTTCCAGAAGTATAAATTGTAGTATAAACATCAACTAAATCAGGTATTGCTGGATTTGCATCTGGTCTTACACTTCCATCATAGAGCTTTTTTAACTCATAATCAACCCCTAAATATCTAACATACCCATTAATCATTGAGTTATTGATCTGAGTAGTTGTTGGGAGTGAGCTTATCGTGAGTGTTTTACCCAAAGGTAAATAACAATGGTTATAAGCCTGTGTAAGTCTTTCCCACGGGAATTCTATACTAGATAAGAAAATACAATTATTAACTGAAAACCCATTATTTTGACTTGATACAAGAACTCTCACAATATTATCTGTCAGATAACCTTCGAAAATGCACCTAACAAAATTACCTCCAAGTCTATATCCTGTTGAAATAAATGTAAATTGTAAATAGGAGTCATTTATAAAGAAATCTTGAGCAGTACCTAAACCACAAAGATTATCACATCTTAGCAACTTTATGTTTTCATGGGTTGGGTTTGTATATGACCCTAAAGAACCACCATTAAAATTACCACCATTCAAATCAATAACAACCTTTCCATCACCTATCAAACGTCTGTACCCTGTCCAAACTCCATTATAATATCCAGACCCAATTATTATCTTATTCGTTGAAGAAGAAGGGGCATCGGCAGGGTGTGCATATGGTGTTTCTTCTGAACCATCGTTTATGGAACTTCCATTCCATTGGGTTATGTACTTATCACCTACTAATTTAAACTCACTCATAAATCACCTCCTTAACATCTGAAAGGATTGCATACACCGAGTTGCTAGTCACTGTATTCACATATCCGATTGTATTTTCAACTATGTGTCCATTCCAAGAATATCGTGATTTCGTGATCCGGGTACGGTTTGCATTTGGAATTACATCGAATTCCAGTACAGTCATTTCACCATACTCAAGGCAGTTATTAATAATTTCCTGTTCGGTTAGCTCTTCCATCATTATGCTATAATTACGTTATCAAGCCAGACTACTACTTTGCCCGACTTTGAAAGCTTGAATACTAATTGATTAATGTCCCCTGTATTGTTGCTCCAGTCGGAATACTGAATTTCGAAATCTGTCGAGAAGGTTGGTACCCCACCTGTGCCGTTCGCTTCAATTTCGATTTCGTACCTGTTAGAATAATGATCAGCAAGTACCAGATCCGTGCTATCCAATGTAAAGGCAATTACCCCTGTTTGGGATGTTTCCGATTTGTAACTCTTGTCGAATTTCAGGGCTGTGGTGAAAGGGACTTTGGTGAGGCCACCACCTGATCCTCCTTCTGGAAGACCTTTGACTGCACTGGCATCTAAGCGATCATCCCCTGTCAAAGTTGCTAACGCATCCCTGATTTGCTCAGGTGTCATCGAACCCCCGCCTCCTAGTGTACTCAGATCGAAAATTGTGATCCAAGTAGGATCACCTACAAGTCTCCATTGCAGGTCAGTACCTGAAACTTGGAATTCTGCTTCCCTTCCATCTTCACCGGGTGCGCCTGGTGCGCCTGGATCTCCTGGTTCACCTGGTTCACCTGGTTCGCCTGGATCTCCTTTTTCCCCTCCCGTCAAAATCTTCCATTCCCCTGCCGCTAGCTCTGTAGCAAAGTCCACCGAAACAAACGGATCAGTCCCCACTTCGTTCCTGTCCAGGTAGTAGAGAAATCCAGCAGAAAAGATTATTTCGAGCACATTGGGATATACAATGGCTTGCCACGGCCGTATTCCGGATCCTACCGAACTGCCGATGATCCGCCAAGTAGGATGTACCACCCCAGCGGTATTGATAGGAACATTTCCCTCATTGTCAGCGATATTCGATACCAGCCAGTTATCCTGCCAAAGCACGGGTGTAGTGTCTGCCGGATAAATTACCTCTGCCTTCCATAAACTATCATTCTCCGGATCTAAAGAACCTGCATTGATTTGATTTACGATTGCCAGGACTGAATTCAGAATCTTCTGAACATTCGTATTACCCAAGACACCTGGCTTGAGTTGGGTTTTAATATAAGTAGATACGTCTGTCCAAGTGCTCATGGTAGGATTTGATATTCAAGTGTGAATTCGGTAGTAATTGAAAAGCTTCCGCCAGTGGGCACGGTGGCCACTAGTGAGCCGTTCAGATAGATCTTCACCGGAAGGCCAGTGCTAGGCTCTTCCGGAGTACTTGGATCCACGGGGATCTCTGTCGCAAAGCTCACAGGCTTGGCGGATGTCTGCCCACGGAAAGAAAAGCGGTACTCGTTATTATCAGAAGGAAGTTCGCCGGTGTCCTGATCCGTGCCGAATGTCAGCAGCTCACCCGGACGGCCTACTTGGATAAGGAAGCCATTCTTATCCTTGATGATCAGCGCAAACTTCTCCCCTCGCATAGCAGAAAGAACCGATTCCAGTTCGGGGCGGTACTTCTTTACTTTTCCAGTGATCGAGGGATTGAAAGTGGTACCACCTCGCCGGGTTGTATCAGGATTGGAAAACTTGATCGAGTACTTGGTGGCCTTACCAAGATTCCAGAATTTGCCTTCCTTCAGAAGGATCTGTCCGGATGCATCCGTTCCGGCGATATCATCCTCATGTGCAAACCAAAATCGGTCTACACCTCCATAGTTATCACCGGTCACGGGAAAGGTCAGATTCATAACCAAATATGGGAACTAGACTTTAGAAATTAGGGGACAGCGGGCGGAGCGGTATTTGGCTTTATTTTCGACTTTCTATAGCGGAAGTATTGCTTTTTGATGCGGTGGTACCAGTCGCTGGATCCGTGATCCAGATTGTACATCTCCATCCACTGGTAGATAGCTTCCTTATTCGTCATGCCAGACTTCTCGGAGGAGCGTATCCAAGTGATCGAGTGCCGCTCCATCATATCCTCTATATAGCTATTGAATAGATGCACCTGGTAGTCATTCAGGAGCATCACGCCTTCACGGATTACATAGCGTCTGGATATCAACACGTCGATGGAATCTGTACAGCCTTCGAGTGAGTAGTATTTGCGATCACGGAACTTGCGACGGCGAAGCAGGTGATAGAGAAAAATCCCGATATCGTCTTTCTGATTGAGCACATAAGGAAAATCGTAGATGTCTTGGAGAAAAGCCTTTAGGTGCGGGCGGATCGGAATGGCTACTCGGAAAGGTTCTGTCACGGATACGTTTTGTTTCTCCAATATCGGATTATTCCACAAAAGAAACAAAATCTTTCGTTATGAGGTATAAAAAGTTTCGTCCGGTTAAAATGAATTTGATAGTGAGTATTTTAGGTGAAATCTATAAATAAAAAAAAATGGCTGATTTTCAATTGGGTGATATAGTAAAACTTAAATCAGGTAGTCCAAAAATGACCGTAGCATATATTGATACGCAAAGAGACGGAAGAACTGATATTTCCTGTGTTTATTTTAATGAAGGAAAATTGGTAGAGGTGAAAATATTTGCGGATGGATTAGAAAAAGAAAAATAGACTTTTTAAGCCGTGGGAGATAATTCTAATGGCTTTTAATTTGTCAATTGCTCCTCAACCAATATTTTTCATATTAAATGCAAAATTTAGACTCTATAAATCAAGTGATTTCTAGAGTGGACACCTTGTATATCAACAGAGTGGATCCACTTTATAATGAAGCTTATATCAAGCTTTTAGAAAGAAGTAATGATCAGCTCTCTTTGGTGGGAAATCCGCTCGCTTGGATGATTGGGGCTTTAGGTATTCTTTTTACGGTTGGGGCAATAGTAACAGCTTATTTACTATGGAGACAAAGTAAGGAGTTTAAGGAAGATCAAAAGAAATTACTTGATTCTGCAAAAAATGAAATAAGTCAGCTTCATGAAAATTTGAAAGATCAATCAGATATGTTACTGAATAGGTTAACCGTTTCCGTGGAAGAGATAGAACAAAAGAATAAAAGCTTGGATGAACCTGAAAAAGAAATATTATTAGCCAAAATAGAAAGCTTAAAATCTGATATCAATAAAATTAAATTTAACAATCTAGATTTTAAAACAATATATTCTGAAGTTTCCAAGAAAGAGAAATCAACCCTAGAAAGATTTAAAAACGAAATGGAAAAACTAAAACAACGGGATAAAGATATCTTTGATAAAATTAGTGATGAATTAAAAAAAATCAACGGATCATCTCAATTTTGACCACTACCCCATTGGTATCCTTCTCTACTGGTCCCAGATCATCCATTCTGATTTCATCCATACAGTCTTCAAAGGCTTTCACGTAGTTTTCAGTCTGGCAGATCCAGGATACATAAAGCCGGTGGCCAAGAATTCGGCTTATGCTGGCATGCTTGATGGCGAAAACTTTCACGGTAGCTAAATTGTCTGGAGTTCCGGTAAATACTGCGTCGATGGTTGTCATAAGTTTCTGTTGTTCAATTGTTTAACAATGTGCAAGAAAGATAATAATAGCTTGATTATCAAGTCATTTGGAAACTATTTTTTGAGTATTTTTGCAGAAAAAACATGAAAGAAAAATTAGATCCGGGACACATCAGATCTGAAATAAGCTTCTTTTATTACGGGTTGAAAAAGGATAGCTTGATTCAGTTGGAAGAATATTTAAAACATTCCTCAATTTTTTTAGATTCAATTGACAAGAAGTTTGATGACATGAAAATATACTCAGAGGATTTTTTTGAGTATTTTTTTGCAGGTGGTTATAAAAGTATTTTTACAGAGCAATTTATAATTTCCCTTGTATCCCTATCAGAATATAAATTAAAAATCTTCTTAGAAATTTTTGATTATGTTTTGGAGGAGGATGAATTAAAAAAAATCACATCGGCCAACAATGATGTATTAACCGCATTTAAGAAGTATTCAAAAGACTACTTGAAGATTATTCCAAAATTCGATGGGAAAGAATACAAAGAATTCAAGGAACTGACCTCTCTAAGAAATATAATTGTTCATTCTGGTAGTAGGCTCTGGCTACAAAGAGAAAGCAATATTTCGGCTGTAAAAGAGCTTTCAAAAAAATATTCAAATATTAAAATTTATGATGATTACGTTTACATTGATATCAAATTTTGCCTTGAAGCAATTGAAATAGTGAAAAGATTTTTTTTCCTAATCAGCAAGAATTTTATGAGAGAGTTCCCCGGATAATATCACCTAATAATCCCCATCCACACCACCACCCCATTCTCATCCTTCCAGATCTCAATCTTCCCACGATAGCAGCTGTCGTATTCGATGGTATAACCCTCAAAGGGTTCAAAACCCTTGGAGGGTTTCATATCAAATAACTTCCGCTCTAATTTCTTCGACTGGGACATAGATTCTTTTTTGTTTAAGTTTTGAGAGTAGCCACTTGCCGTTTGTGTGGGCGGTGACGCACCGTGGGAGATACTTCCCGTCATCCATCAGTTGGAAGTATACCATTCCAATCCGGCGCACATATTCGCCAGCTTCCAGCTCCTGAAGCTCTGTGATATTGTGAGCTTGCTTTATTTTAATTGTGAGTTCTGAGTCCATTTTACATTCTCAATTTTTCCATTTTAAATTTTCCGGTACACACATTACAGTCAAACTGTTCCAACACGTCAAACAAACCTCTAAATCCCTTCAACCTGACTCCATTCGCAGATTTTGGCGAGGACAGCCATTCAAACATTGTTGGACAGCTAGCACCCGTTCCAACATGATCAAACAGATTCCAACACGTTCCAACAGCCTGAGCCTTCTTTCTTAATCAGAATCAACATTTATTTTATTTATATATACTTTTTTGATTTTGTTTGAACCGTTGGAACCGTTTGTCAGCTTTTCCCTATATCGCGGGGACTTAATTTTTTCCCCAAGAAAAACGGCTATCTTTTAGCCGCTTTCGTTCTGATGTGCTCGAACAGGACAATCAGGTACTTTTCATAAATATCATCCAGTGAGTATTGCTTGCCTTTCCTGATTTGTGACCGAATAGTGGTTCCATTTCAAAAACTCTTAATAGCTCTGTAACTGGGATTCTCAACTCATTCCATTTGAAAATCAGAAATCCATGGACTTGTAAAACTCTCATGCATTCATCAAATCCAAGCTTGAGATCCTCTCTCCAATTATCCTTATCCAGCTTCCCATATTTTTGAGCAGTGAAACTTTTTGTTCCGGCATACATATCATGAGGAGGATCAAAAACAACCATTTTGAATGATTGGCTATCGAAAGGGAGATTCCTGAAATCTGCAATCATATCTGGTCGGACCTTAATGGATCTTCCATCACAGGAAATAAATTCCTCTTTTCTGATATCAATAAAAACTGCATTGGGATTTTCCTTATCGAACCAAAACATCCTGCTTCCACAGCAGGCATCAAGTATTAATTTTTCCATTTCCATTTATTTAAAACCCATCTTTTTTACCAGCTCTTTGCACCATAGCCTTTTCCACGGAATCATCTTCCACCGCTTCCTCTGGCTTCAGGTCTGGATCTTCCCGCTCGAAGTTGTAATCCATATCTTCTAGGAATTTGTATTCGAAGGCATAGGCAGAACTCGTGAAACTCCGCTCTCCCTGCTTCCAGCGTGTACTACTCACCATCCCGATAAAGCCAGGCGCATGGCTGAGGTAATGCGCTAGGGAACCTTTGTCCATTCCCTTTTTCTCGCCCTGCTTGCGCAATGCCTCCATGTATTTCGGATGTGCTGTAGATATCCGGATAAATAGCACCTTGGTGATATTGCCCATATTCTTATCCACCGACTTGCGGTCGATGGTCACCTTTACGGTATTTAGATGCTCCACCTTGAAGTCAGTGCCTTCCCTCAGCTCTCCCTCAGCGATGCAGTATTCCACAGCATCCCAGAATTGATTTGTTTCCTTGGCATTGGAGATCAGCCCGTTTTGGGACTTGATATTCTTCACCATCACTTCCAGCATCTTTGTCCAGTTCCACGCCCAAGGGAGATCATCCTTCAGTACTTTGAAGGTGGCAGCGATCACGGCCATGTTCTTTACTATCCGGCTTTCGATGGTGGTATCATCATTCAGAGCCTTGATCAGCTCCCGCTCTACCTCATCGAAAACCTGGAAGTAATCCGCTTCCATTTTCGCCCTAAAGCGGGTCAAAGCACCCGTAATATGACTCAACCCTTTCTCCTGAAGCTTCTGAAGTTTGACTAATCGCTCCTTTTCCGCTTCGCTGAATTTCGTCTGATGGTACTGGAGGAGAATACAGCGTTTGAAAAGTGCGTTGTCTGCGATCGGAAGTTCCTGCCCGGATATATTACAGGCAGACTCCACCGGTGTAGTAGTGGTGCGATTGCTGGTTCCACCCGTATTCGACCATTCGGACTTCACATGGCCGGCACCGTCATAGGCTGACTTCAGATCCTGCACCCGCTTGAATTCGATGCTGTTGTTATACTCATCAAACCAGACCACGGCATTTCGGAACTGTGCAAATGTCCTGTGGAATGCGACTGGCGTTCCGGCATTCAGCATGAAGGGCTTTCGCTCTAGTCCAAACATGTATTGGATGCTCCAGCACATGGTGGACTTACCAGTACCCGGTGGGCCAAAGTGGAAGAGATGCGGAAAGAATTTGAACCGGCTGTAGATGAGATCGCGGAAAAGTGACGAAATGTAGTAGCTCATGCCGATCACGCCGTTTTCTCCATAAGTGTCATAGAAGAGCTGAGACCAATCGGAGAATTTTACGCTCGGCCGTGGCACGTACACAAATTTCTTTTCCGTGTCGTACTGATCCTTTTCATCCTTGTAGATGCTGGACATCGCCGGGATAAAGAAATATTTCTCTTCTGCCTCATCGTCTGACTTGCCTATCACATGCTTGATTATCCCGTATTCATCCACCTTGGTGAATTTGTCCTCGTAGGCGCCATTAGCAAAGGCATAGAATCCCTCATCCTGCCAGCCTAGCATCTTTACTTCCTCGGCATCCTTGGTATTATCGTAGAGCTTGCGCTTCACCTTGGTGAATTGCTGTTTGGATCCCTCAAACATGAAGTTGCCCTGACTCTCGCAGAATACCTGGAACTCGGTCATGCTGACCAAAGCCTTGGCAGGTATGTCCATGATGTATTTGACACCAAAGATATTTTTGATCTCAAATAATCGCTTGGCGTCTGTCTTGGATCGGATCAGGTAGAGCGGTCGGATGACAAAGTTTGAAATCTTAAAGAATCCGATAGTCCGCTTATTGTTATCAAATACCGCGTAAAAGATGCAATTCTTATGTTCTATAAAACTGTAGGCAAATATCTGTGTTCGTGATTTCCACTCGTCAAAATCCTCTTCATCTTCCAATCCATCTGGCCATGAGATATACCACTCGTTCGAGTCGATTCCCTCAGCTCCTTCCGCCGATTCCGATCTGGCTGTTTTGATGTAGCGGACTTCCACGCCAGCTTCTTTGGCCACTTTGAAGAAATACTTTCCGTTACTATGCGGTTTAAGGCATGCGATATTGAACATCGCTTCCGCCTCCTCTTTATCAGATCCTGCAGCTTCATAAACTTTGGTAGCGATGGCCAATCCCTCTTTCCCAAAATAGGCTATTGAGGCCAAGAGATCCACGGAATTGATTTCCGAATTCATTATCAAATTCACTTTTCCCTCATAGATCCTATCCGCTACCTGCTTGGCTCGGCGAAGCTCCTTGGCGTCTGGCTCGCTGACTTTCACTTTATCCTCTATGCGCCATTCTCCGCTTTCTTCGATCACTATCTTCTTTCGGCAGTCGATGGCCGTGGCTAGTTTTTTGGCGAAAACCACTGGATCCCGATATCCATCATAGATAATTGCGTCCGCCAGATCATAGCCAGCGGGACGCCCTTCGAGAATATTCACGGAAAGGATCTCCTCCGGATTGTCCCGCATTTCTGCAAGTTTGTCCAGCCATTGGATAGTCTTGGACTTGGTATATCCCGCGCTGTCGTTATCAACTATATTCCATATCCTTCCTTTGTATCCGTTGAAAAGTGAAAACTGCTCGTACAGCATCCCATGGTTACCACCTGTGGCCAGCCAATTGAAATCCGGGAAAAAGAAAGCAGCTATCACGGCCGTTTTCTCCGACTCTACCAGGCAGGTATTTTTTTCCGCATCCCAACGGTGCTCACCATAGAAGCATCGGGTAAACTTGTAGTAATCCTGCCAGTCCTCTAGTCGGGCATTATCCGTTTCGATTTTCTGGTTTCTCAGATAAGATCTACCCAGATAATGAGGCGTAAATTTCGCTCCGCCGTCTGTCCCCTCGGTTTTGTCCCGCTTGCCTTCGGGCGTGTAGGCGACAAATTTCACGTTGATTTCCCGTTCCCGATTGGCAATAATGAAAGCAGTGAACTTCCAGTGTCCTCCTATACCCCACGTTTGCAAGTGCTCAGCCGTAATTCCAAGTTTCCCGGTACAGAAATCCCAAAAATTCGCCGGCCTAGTATTTCTGATATTTTTCAGATACTCGGAATCGGGAAAAATGACTGTCGGCTCTGGAAGGTTCTTTTTAGTCTGGGGGTGCGGGGGTTCGGGTGTATCTGCCCCCGGTAGTCGATGATAAGAACAATTGTTCTCCCGATCGCATCTTCCAAACTCAACCCCTATATAATCCCGCGTACCGGTGTAAACATATCGGACAAAGGTTTTCTTGGTACAGCTTGGACAGTGATGTTTTTTAGCTCCTACTTCGAGGGAGTATTTGTAGTCTTTAGACATCGGCTACCTCCATTTCAATGTATTGATCCAGTGTAAGAACTTGGCCTTTATTAGGCATCATCAGCGTATGGCCAATTCTTTTTTCTGTCTCCACTATCTTTTTGAATAGGTCTGGCCTCAGTCTGGCCGAGATCCGCAGATCATTCTGACAACCCATTATGCAGAAAGAGCAGCTTTTGCGCTTCATTCCTTCCGCATACGTCCAGAAAGGTTTTTCTCCGGCATCTGCTATGGTTTTGAAAACCTTTTTCTCAGACCATTTATGGATTGGGAGCCACTCGATCCAAGTACGGCCGGCAACTGAATTACTTTTAGATTTTTTGACAGTCCGTTTTCCTGCTCTGAATTTGGATTCCTGCGCACGTAACCCCATGCAATTCACTATAAGCTTATTTCCATATTCAGCTGACAAAGCCCTTCCTAGTTTTTCTAATGGTCCACGTTTCAGATCAGAAGTACATTGCCGGTAATCTTTTGAAGGAAACATCTGCCTATGTTCCACCATTTCAAAAAAAGTCTTGATAGCCTGGCATACCTCAACACGATGGCCTTTACTATTCATTTTGATAAAATCGATTGTTCCGCTCCATTCCACTTCAGGTAAATGAGCATGTATGATGATGAGTTTTGAGGGAGGAATGATTGATTGCAAATAGATCCGCATGGCCTGGCTATCCTTCCCACCAGAATCATTGCTAAGGAATAAAGCTCCAGCATCAATCATCCGCTGAATAGTGAGGGGTATCTTCTTACCCATTTCCCTCCTCCTCTCCAGCTTTTCGAGAATTAAACCGGTTCCACTCCTCTTCCCCCACTTCACGGATAGAAGTAAACCCATCCTGCTCTACTTTCTCCATGTGCTCCTTAATCAGTTCTCTGGTCTGAGGCTTGAGAGATCGGTCATATTCCAGTTTATTATAGCTCTGCTGGATCTCGATCCGGCTGAGCAGATGATCGGGGTCGAAGTGTTCTTTGATAATTCTGGGAATGCCTGGTGAAGAATGGCTTATCACAGGAATTTCTTCAGCCTTCATCTTCACCCCCCTTTCTTTCAGCTCTGGCTTTGATCTCTCTGTACTGGATGCAGATGTCATCCAATAAAACCATAGCATTGAAGTGCGGGATGTAATCGTTGCGATAATCGACGTAGAGAAGAATAATATCCCTTAGCCGTTTCGTGCTGCCATCTTTAAGCCACTTCTCCAGCAGTAGGGAGAGTACACCATCATCCTTGATCTGTGAGAGTAAATCAGTGATGAATCCTTTGGCTATTTCGTGCTTTCTGGAATATGCTTTCTGATCTATTGCATGCACTGTGATCAGTGTGTGAATAATGGAAAGCTCCACATAGAGCTTCGAGAATCCGGGAGGTAATTGCTTATCGTTTTTCATTTTTGGGCGTTTTGACGTGGCGAATTGTGACCAGGCATATCAGAATGAGTATGGCAAGCCCGGTGATTCCTGTTAGGATAGGTTCGGCGTTCATTTTTCGAAGGTTTTTAAGAGTTTGACTGGGATTTGCCAGTATTCATCTATCATTGAAATAATTGCCAGAGGGAGTATTAATAGAGATATTATCAGGGTGGCAATAACCCATATGGCAAGACCAAGAATTGCTGCGAAATATTTCATCTATCTATAGGTTGGTATTTGGCTGAATCGGGATAGGTATCGCCAACTTTGAAGAAGTGCTTCGGGCAATAGAACCAGTTGGAGCCTTGGGATCCCTTAGCCTTATTAATGACTTCGAAGGCTACTAGGACATTGTCCCCGTCCACGCTGATCACTGTGCCGGTGGCCACGGTGACAGGTGGGACGATGGCTTTGCAGGAAGTAAAGAGAAGTACACCTATTATATATAGTACAAATAGAATGGCCAGCATTTTAAAGGAGAACAGGCAGGACTTCACTTGCTTTTGATATTGTCTATCGTAATAGTCCTGATCTTTCTGATCATCGTAGTGCATCTCAGACATTGGAGGCCTCCTTTCCCTTATAGCTTTCCGGGCAGGAAATTCGGTACTGGATATCTCTGTAATTATCCCAGATGATCTCATCAGTCGGTCTCCCTTCCTTTGAGAGGATGCGGTATTTGACTACCCAAACCCAAGGGTTTATCGATGCCATCTGACAATTGTTAACCTTGTCTATGAGGCTGAAAAACGAAAACCGAGGGGAAGAAAAATACTTGGGGTCGGTGGTGAGATAGTTTTTATATCCTGCCACTTTGTTCCTAGTATAGTAAACTTCAATTCCTTCCGAAATAGCATCTTTTGGACTGATATCAAGCAGCTTTTCCACTCGTATATCTTCAACCATAGCCCAGATTTGAGCATAGCTTTTTGGCATATGGATGGAGGGTCTCCATTTAGGGTTTTTAAAAATGGACTCTCTTGACTTGAATAAAATTCCATCTAAGAAAATGGTAAAAGACTCCCTCACCCAAATCAGATCACCGGGCTGGCCGTAAGGTGATCTTACTAGTAACAATCTATCCGGGGTGTCCGCCATCGCGCATTTGATATCTGTTCCATTAACACTGGATATGTTCTGCCAATTGTAGTCTGGGTATTTATCCAGCCCTTTGGTTCTCCTAGTCTGGGTTTTTCTTCCTTCCAGATTAGCCTGGACCATTTCGGTATTGAAGAGGATGGGACGCTCGGTTATGATCACGCCGGGACGGATCTCGAATTGGTTGGGTTTGAGCTTAGACATTGGGAACCTCCTCTAATTCCGTTTCAGCACTTGAAAATTGAATATCCAAAACAGCTTCGGAAAGAATATCCCTTAATCCGTCGGCATCATCTTTTGACAGTAGAAACTTACAGGAGGGATTGTCAGATATCCGGCTCTTGGCGGATAGGATCACATGCCCATCTTCTACATGTGTTTCAAACACATGTGTGTCGGTTTTCCATTGGTAGGATTTCATTAGTCCTCTTTTTTAGCTGACAACTCCGTGACTTTGTCCCGCATACGGGATAGCTTGTCGGCGTTTTTGTTTCCGCGCTTCTTGCGCTTGTTGGACTTGCGGGTATCGCTGAGCGCATCCTTTAGGTTGGATTTGGCTTTTTTGAACCAGGTGCGCTCGTAGTGTGGCCACTCCACAGGGTTCTGCACTTTGGCTACGCTTTTCTTTTGCGCCAGCGAGACATTAGCCAGACTGAGCAGTATCAGTAGTGGTAGGATTGCTTTGGCCTTGATGGCCGATACCTTGCTGATGTGTTTGATTAGGGTTGTTTTCATGAGTACTTTTTTGTTTGATCGTGATAAATTGATTGAGGTAGCTGAGCCGGATCTTATGCGGACAGCAGCTGGGACGGTTATAGATAAGGCTTAGACCTATGGGCTTGCGGTAAGTGGGATTTACTTCCATGAACTCGACCATGCGGCTCTGGATAAATCCAAAGGCGGAATCCAGCGTTGGGAAGACATCGCCTACATAGCTCTGACTTATCAGTTCGATATAGTCGGCCAGATACTTCATCAGCGGATCTTTCCAGTCTGATTCGGTTTTGTACTGTATGATCTCTAGTTGCATAGCTGATAATCTAGGATTGCATCTTTGCCCTTGCGTCTGGCTGGACGGGCTGTACAGAATATTCGAAGGGCTTTTTTGGGACTGTTTGGGAGGATCTCCGTGGCGACCACCTGAATCCCGGCTAGCATGCACACCACAAATCCAATAAGGATGGTGATATTATGCACCTTGCTTTCCCGACCACGCAGTCGGAAAAAACCACAATGAAGCTCGATGTAGCGGATCTCTTTTTCTTCTAGCTTTCCCATTCTTCTATAGGAGTGGTTTTGATGATGTAGACCGCCAGTGCCACTAGAGCCAAGGCCATGAGGAGAGGAATTAGGATAGCTAGCGCTATCACCCAGCCCCAAGCGACTCCGATCAAGCCCATCCATTTGCACAGGAGGAGAGCTATCGGAGTGAGTACCGCAAATGCGCAGTAAAATTTGAAAAGTGTCAT